AAAACCACCGTCGATTTTATATTCGGTGTGTAAATGCAATCGGATGTAACAGAGCATTTCAGGCCAAATCTCAGTATCTGGAATGATGGACGGATCAAATCCAGCATTGTAATGGTTTACCAGAACCGAGCTGTCGAATCGTGGCCACGTGAACATTCTGGATGCACGTTCGAACCACTGAAACCTCCATTTCATGAAAAACCCACCAGTAGTAGGTATGACAACTGCATTGTCAATGGTTTCGACACCACCATTAACAATATAATGCTTACACAGAATCGCATCTGAACAACCACATTCCATACACACGGGTATTCTCCTGGGGTCAATATCATTTGCAATAGTTGCAACTGTAGCATTGAAAACGTCCAATGCATCTTGGTTTTTAAAACCACGTTTTACCGCAGCCAAATACCATTCTGTCACACTGTGTTCATTAGCAGCTTTATCAATGAAATCAGAGTCCCGGGCCTGCCTGGGCTGGGGTTGCCTTTTTGAGTTCCCAACCATTGGAACTTTCTTTCGTGATGTTTGTGAAGTGTTGCCGTTTTTGGGCAAACCTGTCTTGCACGAAACACCACTGGTAGTAGCCAAACTAGTTGTACTACCTGCGTTTGTTTTAGGTGTCGCTACACCAGAACTCCCACTCGATCCAGCCGAGTTAGAATTCTTATTAGTCCGAGACTTCCTACGAGCCTTAGGCCCAGGATTACTTTCACCGCCATCTCGGACAAAAGATTCGTGACCATCATTAATAACAACAGCCTCGATCTTTTCTAACCGCTTCAGGAAATGATACGCTAATCGATGTCTACCATTTATGATCTTGTACAAACGGCCGGACTTCTCGACGCTTACCGGGGGACGGTCGATTCCTTTGTCTAACATCATTTCTGACATCCGACGCAAAGGTAATAAACCATCATCACAAATTTCAAAGTCGTACTCAATCTCTTTAGCTATTTCGACATCATAGTCACAAATTGCTTCAAGTACTGAAATATCAACAATGAATGAACTCAAGTTCAAAGTGATGATCCCAGTTTCATCTTCCCGTGAAACTGTTTTTGTGTTTTGGTTTACACAAGAACCAGCTTTGTCGTTAGGTCCGACATTAACCCACCCTTTTGGTCGCCAGGGTGCTGCGGCCCCAATTGGTTTGGAGCTACCAGCCAAGCCTTCCGCTGTTGTGTCCATGCTGTCCTGAGTAGATATCTTGTTTATAATCGACGAGTCACACCTCCCTGTGGCGAACGTGAGTTACGTCAGCCAGGAGTGTCCGAAACCTGTTGTACTGTCCAAACCCCTTCTCTACTTTCATTTGATGGTGGCCCTCACGGCGTGCAACGTTGTGCATTTCTGCACCGAGGCGAAAGCGTTGCTTTGGGACCATTATGGGTGATGCCCACCTCCAGAACTTTTTGCCGCCCGGAGTAATCCAACATTTGGTAATATTGGACTCATGGATACCCGGCCGTTTAAGGCAAGGTCTAGATCTCACACCGATCAGGGTGTGATCCCAGCTAGTTAATTCCACTTTCACTAGTCCACTAATTGTTTACACTTATCCGGGGTAGAAAACCATAATCATCCCGTAGGCAGAGGTAAAAGCGTG